CCAACTAAAACTTTTAGACATTTTGTGGCAACATCTTTAATTAATGCAATGTCATCTGATCCATTGCTTAACCAGAATATTATTAAAAATTCTTTAGGTCATGATCTGTATTCAACTACAGAAGAAATTTATGGCAATCACATGATGGTTGTATCTAAAGATAAAAGACAACAAATAAGACAAGCTAAACAAAAAGCTATTGGCTTGAAAATTTTAAAAAATAACTAGGTATCAATGGTCATAGAGGCTGCAAGATCGCAGTCTCTGTGGCTCTATGTGGCTTTTCCAAAGCGTCTTTTCTTCTCTTCAGCTCTTTTTTGCCAATATAGGTTAATTTGCTTTCTCATCGGTGTTCCTTTTTTCATTAAATTATCTTTAGTAATATAGTTGTCTCTCTCCAATCTTCCTGGTCTTGATATTTGTTTATTGTAATGTTTCTTGCCTTGATGTGGCATTAATGAATTGCTATCAGAATGCTGATTAACACCAACATCATCAAATATGCCATCGGAAAATTAATCATCTTTTGGTTTCGTTTTTTGGTGTTGAGATAGCTTATTATCTTTTCTATATATACCTAATCTCTCATTACCTTCTCTAATTAAAGTATTCTCTTTCTTTAGGTATTCATTTTCTTTTTTCAATTTATCCACTTCTTCATACAACTTGCCATTCATTCGCTTATGTTGCTTTTCAATATTCTTACATGCAGATAGTTCGTTACTTAATGTCTGAATCTGTTTCTGTAACTCTGATTGCTCTTTCTTGATCAGCATCTGGCAGCTCCTCATTCATAACTAAATCATAAAGACCATTTGGATTCTCTATAAAAGCTATTTCTTTTTTTGTTTCTTTTATTATTTCTTTGCAGTGATCCTTTGCTTGTTCCAGGACTGTTGTTAAGTTTGGATAGTTACTTGGATAAACTCCATAAATATATAAATCATTTATAGCTGCTGCTACTCTACTCAAACCTTGGTATCTTCGTTTAAGCCTTTGAATTTTATTATCGTATGGTAAATCATGAGGCACATTACTCATCGCTTTTCCTCCACTTTATATTGTCAATCTTAACATCAATGTCTTTAACTTCTGAAGAAACAGGATCTGTTCCTTTGTCAGCTTTATTTTCATCCTCAAACTTTTCCTCCAGGACAAACACTGCTTCTCCAGTTGTTGTTTTAATTATTTTGGCTGCCATCATTTACTATTCCATCAGTATTAAAGATCTTCTTTTCTACTATCTGATCTCCTTTATCGATTGTCTGTTTTAGATAAGGAAGTTCATTAGTTAGAACTACAGAAATAATCTCTTTTGATTGTGTTCCTTCTGGCTCATAGCTTAGGACCACCATATACTTAGCTCCAGCATCAGGAATTGTTTGCTCCTGGATCTCCACCTCACACTTAGCAGCTTTAATTATGCTCATTCAACATAGCCTCCACTTCTGGTCCAATTTCTTCAAGACTGCCTATTCCTTCTTGAGGTTTTAGATAACCAGCATCTTGAGGTGTTTTGGATTGGCAATTGATAAAATCAGGATTGATTAAATCATCTGTTTTGACTTTATAATAATCAGCAATTTGAGTTAGCCTATATGCACAAGGAATATTCTTACCACTTTCATATTTAGCCACTTGTTGATGTGTCATGCCTAAATGACCAGCTAATACTTTCATTGGACTAAATTTTTCTTTTAGCCTCAAATACTTCATATTAGTTCCAATCATTGTAGCAAATCTATCCTTGTCTGCTGTTTTATTTCTTGACATCTGTTGCCTCCATAAATTCTTTTACTTCAGCCTTAATTGTATCGACATCAAGGATCTTAGAGCCTTCAGTCGTTGCTTTAAAACAAGCGTCAGGCATCTGCTGGAATTTAGACTCCATGTTTAAATAGTAGCCTACTTTTCCATCAGGTTTTTTCTTGATAAACCAAGGACTGTTATCTAATTGTCTGAACTGTCCAGTCATTGGATTAAGAAATTGATTAGGAGAAAAAGAATTATATGCATCTCTTTTCCTTATTCGTTCACTCTTCATAAAAAATCCTCCATAAATGAGTTGCGTATTAATGATGTAGCAAGAACAGAAATTAATCTGCTTGCTGCTATGGGTGTGAGCTCTATTGCTTCACCATGATTAGATAATAATAATAATTCTTTGTGTGTGATTGGATGAACATTGAAATCATCTTTATTCATCTTCATTTGAATACTCATTAACAGTCTTGCAAATTCTTTTTGCTGTTCCTCCACTTGCGGATTTTTTACTCCTGGAAATTTTAAAATATTATTCTTGAATTTTGCCGATTTTGTCTGATCTTCTGTACTCATTTTTTATATATTCCGAATATTCTTTTTGTAATTTTTCATCTTTATTCCATGTCGATCTGTTTGCCAGTTCTTGATTTAGTTTCCATTCCAAGTAACTCATCGGTATCGATCTCTTCATCTTTTTCTTTGTGCATGTCATGTGCTTGTACTATGTAGGCAAGAGCATCATCATAAGTATCAATTTTAAATTTATGTGTTGCTCTAATTAATTTTGCTTGAGCATAAAGCAGCGGAACAATCCAACCTGGAATGTCTTGCTTTAGGTAAGGATCTAAGAGGATGGACCAAGCAGCCGCAATTTTTTTCATATTGCGACTGAAAGATCCATAATCCTCTTGTCTGGATTTTTCTAGTTCAGTTAATCTTTTATTTAGATTTACTTTTACCATTCTTAAAATCCTCATGTCCTTTTTGAATATAGAACTCAACTGTCTTGCTCATAGAGATAGGTAACTCAAATTTTTTTTGAGAAAGTTCCTCTAGGAGCTTATAAGTGGCAATGTTGATCGCCACCGATTTGAATTTCTCAGGATTCACTTTATGCCTCCAGTTCTGATGGATTGAACGCAGTTGGATCATCAGCTTTCTCTACTCTGTAAAAAGTATAAAAGACTGTTCCTTCTGGAAGTTTTCCACCAGCTTTTGATTTTTGTTTATAAGCTCCAAACCTATACTTGATGCCTTCAACAACTATTGTTCCAGACATATCATAAGATTTTTCGGATTTTTTATTTACAGCTATAAAAGCAGCGCCTAAATCAGGTCTTTCTTTTTTAGCCTCGGTGTTTATATCTGTCATATTAGATTACTCCTCTTTGTGTCAGATGTGATTTAACTGTAGTGAACTTCTCCATAAAATCTTGATAGATCATTGGATTATTTGCCTTCAGTTCGGATAAAAAAACTTTATTTTTAGAAATCCATTCCTGATAGTTACCAGCATGGCTGACTGAATTTAATTCTTTCAGTGCTGATTGGATTTTTTTATCTTGCTGCTCTATAGCAGTAGAAACTTCTTCAGCTGACGCTATGCCATCTGAAATAAAAGCGCAAAATGCTAAGGCTCTTCCAACCGCAGACGTTTCTGCGTTTTCTAAGGCGCTCGTGGTGTTGATCCTACTTGCTTTCCTATTTTCCTCAGCATGACCTGTTGATACATGCTTTCCATCAATAAAAATGTCAGCTTGCATAACAACAGTTTCTTTATCAATACTTACAATTTTAGTTACAACATCAAGTGCAGTTCCTAAAACTCTTCTAGCAATCGCAACTCTTAGAGCTACTGTTGCATAAGACTTTCCATGTATTGAAATGGTTTGTCCATTCAATGATTTTTTAAATTCATTGTTCGCCTGGACTAGCTTATCATTAGCATTAGACATATTAAACCTCCTATAATCATTAGTGCTATTTTTAATCGCTGCTTTAGTTGCAGCTTTTTAATTTTGTTCAATCTATGTTGAACCTTAAAATCTTTTATTAATTTACTTTCCATAAATCTTTTGCCTCCTTCAGTAGGTCCTCTGGTAATCCATTAAAAGCAAAAGGATGATCAAAATTAGGATCAATTAATTCTACTGCATGCTCTATAATTTCATTTCTTGATAGGTCTTGGAATTGAGATAAAATTTTTTCTCTTCTCATAAAAGTTCTGTTCATGATCTGAATATTTTTTTTCATACCTTCAACTGTCAAATGCTTGCAATTGGTACTATCAAAAATTTGAAAATCAAGAACATCATCAACTGTTGCACCTGATTGTAAAACTACATTAGCACCATCAACTGCAGTGAAATCTCTTCCATCTACCAGACGAACACCATTACGATAAACAGCAAGATCACCAATCCTATAACCACCTGTAGGCGTAAAGGTTGTTTGACTCGCAGTTGCAGTTATACTAACAGTCTTAGATGCAACATTAGGGGTTAATTTTATTCGTCTTCCTACAG